TTAAATAGTTAATATAAATATAAAAATAAAATCATTATAAAATTGTAAATAAATTAATTTATAAGTGGTTTTTACATTGAATAACTTTAATAAAAACATTGTTTTTAAATTTGTGATTTTATTTATTTAAACTTGGAGTTTTTGGTGGAATATATTTTTATAAAAAATAATAAAGGGGCAGAAGCCCCATATTAATTCTTCCGTCTCGACTGGCGTTGCTGCCTTTGAATATTTAAGTTTTCAAGAATAGGAATGACTTCATTTGGATCGTAAAGATGCTTTCCGTCTGTTCCTTTATTGAATGGACGAAGCTCATCAATAATCAATTTACGGGACAGGCTATAGCGATCCATTAACCATGCTGCAGTAACACGGTTCGGTATTTCCTCAGCTTTCATTTCAATGACTTTCCCTACATTAGGAATGATTTCATGAATGAATACCTGAGGTGGTTTTTCTGCTTCAACAACGACTATATATTTTCCCATACCTTTACCTATCTAATTACCCCTAAATACTGCAATGTTCTCAAGAGTGACCGCAGAGGGTCAGCAATACAGTCACTCATGTAGAACATCGCAGTTCTAAAATTGTTTTACTTTCTCCAAGTTGCTTCTTTAAATTTCGCCTCATCCACTAAGCTATCGATTTGAGACGGGTTTACATTGTCGTAGTAATGGTTCATCAGATTGCCGAATACAATTAGGGTTCGGGCAGTAGATGAGTAGCGGAAGCTCATATGAATTCCTCCATGGCTTCAAAAGCCTGTTTACGGGCAGAAGCCTGATTCTTGAGTAAAGAGATATGAGCATCCTTAATCAGCTCATTGCTCTGCATGACACGTTGTTTGGCGTGGAGGGCAGAGGACGCTTCAATGCGCCCCCTTAGAGTGCCGTTGCCATGTAATTTGGCAACATACCTAAAGATATAGGTACCTAAGCGCTCCATCCCTCCATGTCCTTTTTTGCCTTACATGCCTTCACAATCTGGCTTTCAAAGCTCGTACCTTTGAAGCGTTTATAGATTGTGGCCAGATCTGCTTCATTTTGTGTGTGATGAATCGCATGTAATGCTTGCTGGAATTCAGCTGTAAGTTGCTGAGCTGCGTTCGGTTGTTGCTGTTGGTTTTGTGATGTGCGCTGCTGTTGAGGCTGAGCTGTGGTTTGCTGAGTCTTTTCTTCCTCAGGTAAGTCTTCACCCGCATAGATGTATAGACCTAAACCATGTACGGCAATGCCTTTAACCAGACACCGCATCATGGCCTTATTGATATCAAAAGCATTTGGATTAGCAATCGCTTTATTCCGATAGTCCATGACAGGCAAGAACATATACATGGTTTTACCAAACACGGTGACATCACAATGAACCATCATAGATCCATCCGGAAAAGTCATCGGCTCACGGAAAGACCAGTTTGCTTGTGGATCTATGCGCATGAGTTTGTCCACGGCCCAAGCCCAAGACAGATAAGACATTCCATTTTTCTTTTCGATATGTCCAGATACGCTAATCGCTGCTAATTGTTCAAAGTGGTTAGCACTTTCATTGTTTAAAACGGTTGGATTAATTGCTGCATTCATTTTTCTTATCCTTATTTTGAACCTGTAAAGCCGCGCTTCTTCTTATAAGCTTTGCGGTCATATGAAGGGATGTTGCTAAATTGTAGGGCAACTGCTAATGCTTTTTTGCGCTGGAAGCTAATCTCATTCATTAAGGTTGCATAAACCTTAGGGCGCTTTGCTTTAAACTCTTCAACATTTAAAGGTGTTTTCACTTCACCTTTTACGGTGTACAGCACACTGCCGTTTACGTTAGCTGCGTAAACAGTCCAGCCGATACGTACAGAGTAGAGGCCAGTTAAGCGATCATGGCCCATATAAGCTTTAAAACCTTCTGGGTGTGGTTTGAATTGAGCATTCATGATCAGCCTCCCATCATCCAAGATGCAGCGGCTACAGCAATTACCCAAAGAACGAATGAAAGGGCAATGAATATAAGAAAGTCGATGACATTCGCTTTAATGGTGGCGAAACGAGAAGGGCGCTGTTCTTCAACAGTTGGGTGTTGATATAAGCGTGATGTGGTTTGACTAGGAATAGGGTTTTGTTTCATACTTACCTCGCGTAATGCAAAGCACCCAGAAGTTCGAAGGTCGGGGTGCTTTTTTATTGTCTACAAGGTAAATATGAACTATTGGTTCAATTTAGTCAAGAACTAATAGTTCAACTTTGTTTTTTAAAATTTAATTATTTGGGCTGCGGTGATGTATTATCAATTTTAATATTTACAGAAACTCCCGTTTGAGGCTTCTCTGGCGCTATTGATGTATCACTTCTAATAATTCTATTTGAGGGTGGAGTTGGTTCTTGTGGTAAAGTCGGGGTGTTTTGGGACATTTTATTCTCCTCTGGAGTATTATCGGAAATGTAAATTGGGAAGCTGCATAATATTAAAGTTGAAATAACAAAAATAACAATTAACTCATAACATCTATTTAAACATTTTAGCTTAAAACAATTATTATCATATGTTGTAGAAGTTGCTGCGACATATGCTTGTAATAAAAAATTGGAAAACTTTTTATCAACATATTCGGTTTCGGTGATGTGTTCATTGTTTTTATTAAAATATTCTTCAAGTTGATTGTAATAGTTTTCAATTTCTTTTGGGGAAGGAATTAACTCATCATTTTTAGCAGAAAGAAAACGAATTATATGAAAAATAATAAAAATGAAACAAATAATCAAAGTAATAGTAATAATTACAGTAATTGTACTAATAAATGGAGCTAACAATAAAGATTTATATTTAGGTATTGCAGTAGCACTGATTGCACCAAGGCAAGCAGTTAGCACTACTAATATTAATGCTAACCTGCCAAATATTTTTTCCTTTTGCTCTAATTCGAAATGATATTCTTTAATATACATTTCTAATCTTTTATCTGTATTCATAGATTATTCTGAATATTATCCACTTCGGTTTGAATAGTTGTAGGTATGATTGGTTCTAAATCAATAAATGCATTTTTTACGTCTTCATATAAACTCGTATGCTTATGAGCTTTTAGACTAATAATCATTGCATAAGGTAAATTAGGGCTAGATGCAGGGGTGGCACTAGCACCTTCTTCTCGAGCATTATAGTGAATTTCAAAACAAGGCTCATGTAATGTTTTTGCAAATTTAGTTTTTGTATTTGATCTTACGGTTTCCCACTTAAAAGAGGCTTCTCGTTTATCAATTTCAGAAAAAGTCGCTTTATTTTCGAAAAATGGTTCTGTTTTTACAGATTTTGTAATTCTATCCATTTTATTTTTATGTGGCTTAAAAACAACATCTAAACCTGCTTTAGTATATGAAGCTACATGTTCTGGATCAGTATCAGAGGCATAACATATAGTTGCGCTGATGGTAATTTTCCCAAGAATATCTTTATCAGGCACGGGGATTATTGCCTTAATAGTTTTTGATGGTTCTAAAACTCCTTGATAAATAATTCTTACCTCATTGTCATCTGTAAAAATAATTTCATCAATATTTTCTGGAACTTTACCCCAGCCTACATGTGTTTTATGAAAATTATTATTATTTGCTTTATGTATTAATAAAGCCTTGATAGTTAATGGAGAAATATTTTCCCCCAACAAGGCTCTTATGCCTACAGCTTGTCTAAGTAAATAGGGAGCTGCAAAACTTGTTCCTCTTCTTGGGATAGCCATTAAAGAAGATTGTGAATCTGATAATACGTGAAAATAACTTCTATTACTTCCTCCAAAAGATAGTAGATCCGGTTTCACTAAGCCTGGTGATCTGCCTGGCCCTATAGGACTGTAGTCTGCTTTAGACCAGTCAGTTTGGTGATCACAGGCTCCGACAGTAATTGCGTTTACACAATCACCTGGAACTTGTAAACGGTTTAATCCGAGCTCTTCATCATATTTGCCATTATTACCAATGGCGATAGTCATAAATGTTTCACCATCTTTTAATTTCTCGTCTATCAATGCTGTCCAAGGATGGATTTCATTATCATCAATAGGGTAATGAGGGCCTAAACTTAAATTTATAAAGGTATAAATTTTAGAAACAAGAATATCTTCAATATGATTCAGGGTTCTATATAGTTCGAAATCATCCTGATCTTCATCAGCATCTAAAATTCTATGATGATCTACATATGAATATGGCTGACGTAATGTATTGTTAGTATCAATTGGGCCAAATAAGAAGGCTCCAGTTACAGCTAATCCATGTGCTAGACCCTCATCAAGGCTATCTGCAGAAGGATCTGATTCAACGTATTTATTTGTCCAATGCTTAATTGGGTTAGTAGGGGGTAAGCCACCATCAAGAATTGCTACTTTTGGTTCTAGCGATAGCGGGGGTTTTTCAGATAGCAAAACATTGTCGCTAATATCATGTTCTGTTCTAAGTGTGTCGGTTAACTTTCTCAAAGTAGGCATAGGTCTGATTAGCCTTACAAGAGAAAACTTAGCAATTTGAATAACTGTTTGTATATTTGCTTTAATTGGAAAGAAAATGATTTTTCCAATTTCAATTGCTAAATCAGTTTTTATTACAACTTCATATTTTTCACAGTATTGAATAAATTTGGAAATAATTTCATCATTTGAAATTTGAGGTACTAAATGTAAACCCACCTCAAATGCAGAAAATACTTGTCCTTCATAATTATCAGGATCTATACCTATTAATTTATCTTTAATAGAATAATGCTCTATATTCTCAATTCTATTTAGTTCATCAATTAATTTCTCTTCACTATTTTCGAGTGAGAGCAACCTATTTAATTGCTTAAAATCATCTTTATGGCCAGAAACAAAAATTTCTGTAGTAGTTATATTTTTATCTCGATTGTTATGAAGTTTTTTAGGCTGTATTTCTTTTGAGCGACTACCTACATTTTCTAAATTGCATTCTCTAAGGATTTTTTTGGGGAAATAACTTCTTGCAATATATTTGGGATGAAGGGTAATTTTTGCAACTTCAACTCCATTTGGCATAGTTTCAGATTTTGCTTGATCTATATTAGCTATTAAGTTTTCTATTTGAGGAGTCAGTCTTTCGACTGTTTCCTCAAAAGTATAAACAGGAGTAGGGGGGCGACTTGATCTTTTTTTTACGATTCTACTAGTTAAGGATTCACCATTACCTAAAAGATAGTTTTTTTTCATTTAATTATCCCCTCAAGTAGATTCTTGCTTTAAATGTTTACGTAAGGTGTCTCTACTTACACCAGTAATTTTGGAAATTTGATGCTGTGATATTATATTAACTTTTAATAAATTTAATGCAATTGAAATTCTGGAATTTTTCTGAGAAAGATCAATATTCTGAGAAATAAGAGTGTGAATTAAGTCTAACTCTGTTGATGAGTTTAATAACATTCCTTTCCTAAAAAAGTTAATAGATCTTTGGATATCATTGTAAGATTTATCTTCGAAAATAATAGAAAATACTGGTTGCCATTTTTTTATTAAAGACAAGTCTTCACCTGAAAACTCTTCAAGAATAGTATCTAAAAATTTATGTTTAGGTTTTTCGAATTGAATAACAATATCAAAACGTCTCCATAAGGCACGATCTATAAGTTCTGGATGATTAGTCGCAGCTAAAAGAAGTCCGGTAGAGGGCCAATTATCAATTTCTTGTAATGCTACAGTTACCAAACGTTTTAGTTCACCCACATCAGAAGAGTCGCCTCTGCTCTTACCTATAGCGTCAATTTCATCTAAGAAAAGGACACAAGGTGATTTTTTTGCAAATGCAAATACTTCTTTAAGATTAACACCGGATTTTCCTAATAGGCTGCTTATAATTAATGCCAAATCGATACGATACAGTGGCAAATTTAATTTTTTTGCAATCCAAAAAGCTGACATTGACTTTCCAACACCAGGGTCGCCAATAAAAATACAGGACTTAGTGGGAGTTAAACCCTTTTCATTTAGCAGTTCAGCTTTATTCCTTTCTAGAATTATATTTTTAATACTTAAAGCGGTGCTTTCATCAAGGATTGGCTGTGGGCATGATTTAACCTCAATAAGCTCTAAGCCTTGAGGGATTTCAACTTTTTCTTCAACATCATTAATAAAGTTGGCCGAAAGTTTTCTTAGACTAGAGGATCTAGTTACTTTTGTAGCTGAAAGTAAACTATTGATTTTTTCTCCAAAATCTTGATCTGTTTTGCCATATTTTTTTATTAATTTAGCAAGAAAAAGACGCAAGCTATCTTGGTCATTTTTTAATGACAATCGTATAGCTTGATAGAAGTCTTCTTTCTCAATCACAGGAATCACCAATTACAACAAATTGGGCTAATTTTAATTTTTTTAACAAAAATAGTCCATGGTGAAAGCTATATAATTATGCTTATTTTTATAAAAAATGACTAGTTTTGTTTTTTATTTAATTAGTAGTCCAGTTTTAAACTTCTCTATATAGTCCTACTACTTTTCCAATTAATTTACATCCTTCATGAAGTTCCATAATTTTTTCGTGCCATTTAGGATTTAATGGTTCTAAATACATCCCATCTGTTTCAATAACTAGCTTTTTAAAAGTTGCCTCTTTTTCACCTTCACAAGAAACAATTACTAAGTCCCCTGTTTTTAAATCAATTACAGGTATATCAGGGTTTACATAAATTCTATCATTTGGTTCAAATTTAGGTGACATTGATTCACCTCTAACAATTAAGCCATATCCATTTTTTCCACATTTAGGGTTTGGTGGTAACCATTCGTCGAATTCAGTACCTAAAGGTACAGCATCAATGGTGGTCCAAGTACCCGCTGCGACCCATGATATTACTGGAATAAGTTTTCCATACATTTCTATTTTATCTTTTAAATCAATGTTGTTATCCAAATTATTTTTAATATTATTTGAAATTTCCATTCCGCCGGAACCTGACAATAACCATTCAGAATTAACATTTAAAAATTGAGCAATTAAGGGAATTTTCGATGTTTCTGGTATAGCATCACCATTTAGCCATTTTCCTGCACCTTTATCAGAAATATTGAATTCACGACTCAATACTCGAGCTCTTCCTCTAATAGGGTAAGCCGCGGCATCCATAGCTTTATGAAGTCTTCTAGCAAATTCTTGTTTTACTAAATCAGTTTGTGAAGTCATTGCATCACCATTATGAACCATTGGTTCAATATTAAATGTTATTGAAAGAACTATCAGTTCCTATTAAAGTTGAACCAATAGTTCATTATTGGGTCGGAAATGAGCACTATAAAAGAAGTTATTAATGATGCTGGTGGAGTTTGTAGAGTTGCATTTGCTGTCCAATTAAGTGAAAGGTCTATTTACAAATGGATTGAAAAGAACTGTTTGCCACGTTCTGAGTACACAGGCGAAAGCAATTATTCAAATTCAATAGCACAGTTATGCGAGAACTTTACAGAACAAGAGATTCTGGAGATTGGAAACCCTCGTAAGTCAAAGAATATAGAGCGTAGGAATGAAGTAATCCCTACATGAGTTTTATCAGGCAAGGGAGCTGCTCTTTTCATGAGAACCGATGAAATGAATGAAGCAAGAGAGTTGGGCTTTCTAGGTGGAAAGCTCGATAACCCTGTAACGGTCAAATTTAACGATTTGACAGATGAATCCATCGAAGGCGTGGCTAATGCCAGCGACATGACGAAAGCAGACTGGATACGAGAAGCTTGCATAGAAAAACTCTTGGTGGAGAGACGCAAGTTCAATCGTATGCGAAAGGTGTGGGGTCATCCTAAGGAAACAAGAGATGCCAGAGGATGCCATGAGAATACCGAGTCAAATTTAGAGCATTAAAAAAGCCTGATCTCGAACATCAGGCTTCTAGGCATTCAATTGAGGTGAATCAAATGAACACAAATAATCTATCAGATTAACAGCAAATAATCCAGAGCTGGTTTGAGCCGGCTCTTTATACGCTGAATCAATTGCTTCAAAAGAGAAAGGAAAACCTTCGCCGTATTAATCGAGATGAAAATAATGCTGCAGTAAAACGAGATGAATTTATGTGGGCACTTTCACAAGAGCACAGAATGCCGCTTTATCACGCCGGAGTTATTATTTCGAATCTCTATAGAGCTAAGAAAATTCGATATTTGGGTAGCTTTATTCAAATTATTGAAGAGGAGGAACAATGAGCCTAGACGCATCCATTTGGGCCTTCAAAGCTGAGGTTAAAACCTCAAGTCAAAGACTTGTTTTATTAGCATTGGCTGATAGAGCAGGAGAGTCTCACAAGTGCTACCCAAGTATTAAACGCATGGTCAAAGACACGCTTCTTAACCGCAAAACAATTATTAAAGTTTTAGATGAACTTGAAGCTGGTTCATTTATTAAATTTACAGGTGAAATCACAGGTAATGGTGTGAAAGTTTACCAGTTAATTGGTGTGATGGGCCGTGAAGAGGATAGTGTAACTAGTCCCAAAAATGGGACTGGTACCAATAACGGAACTAGTTCCAATTTCGGTACTGGTTCCAAAAACGGTACTAGTACCAATATTGGGACCGCAACCAGTCCCAAAAACGGTACCGAGACCAGTACCAATATTGGGACACAGAACCTATCAAGGAATCTATCAGATGAATCTAAAAATAAAAAAACTTGGTTGAGTTTGAAAAAACTTCGTGAAGAAATTCTTTTGGCATCTGATCAGGAAACTTACGAGCAGATCAAAAACGCGACTTGGTTCGATCGTGAATTACGAGCATTTGAACTTTACAACGCTGCTAAGAATCTTTGTGATGAACTCATGAATTACCACTTTGCAGATTGGTTAATCAACGCATGTGGCAAATACCAAGCACGTGAACAGACAGGTTTCCGAAATTCTGGGTTGCAGGTTCGATGCTCGCCGAGCGCACCGCATCAGTTGAGCGATAAACAGGTTCACACCTTCGCTCAAAAACTATCACAACATCCTGAGTTCGCAAGCCAGTTTGCAGCTGCAGGTGAAAGCTACGATCAACTAGCAGCTCGTATCGCAGTGAAACTTAGCGATCCAGCTCAGGCCAAACAATGGGAACCGTATCTCAAGCAAGTGGGATTCAAAGGCACATTACAGGGGGCTGCATGACATCAATGAGCCTTGCTGATTACCGAAAGTTATTTCCGATAAAGAAAAATAAAAAACAGCGTTCAGCAAAACAAGGTACAAGACAGCCAAGTGAAGGTGAGATGGTACTGGCAACTCACTTAAGAGCATGCAAGATCGGTTTTGAACAGGAATATAAATTCCATCCAAAACGTAAGTGGCGGGCGGACTTTTTAATTACGGGAAAAAAGATATTGGTAGAGGTAGAAGGCGGGATCTGGAGCGGAGGCCGTCACACAAGAGGCAAGGGCTATATAGGGGATATGGAGAAATACAACTCCGCAGCAGTGATGGGTTTTACAGTTTTACGGTTCAGTACAGAGCAAGTGAAGTCAGGTTTAGCGGTTCAGCAGATAGAGAAAATGGTTGGGGGAATGAATGACACTAATGATCGATAAGAAGCATGTTATGCACTCAGTGGACTGGTCTCGGTTCGATCTGGAAGGCTGGTTATATCAGTTTGGTGCATGGTTAGATCAAAAGAGTTTTACGGGTATTCCTTCAGGTGCTTACAGTAATCCAATTGCCTCAGCGATGGTGCAAGTTGAAAAGCAGCGCCGTTTAAAACGATTAGGTAAGAAGAAACAACGAGAGATTATTGCGAATTACTTTGTGAGTGAATCAGATCCATTCCGGAAAACTAAGTCTAAAACTCAGTGCCAGATTGATGACAATGAAGCACGTGCAGTACAGCGCTTAATACTGGACTTAATGGGGCAGAGTGAAGTTATGGATGAATGGATGGATGCGATTATTGATCGTTACTTTCGTGGTCAGTCATGGCCTGAGATGGTACGAGAAGATCGTTCGCAGTCAGATGCACGTAGTGATGTGAAGTGTGGGTTGGCGGTGTTGCATTGTCGGTATGGGTTTGTAGCGTTTATGGGAACTTAGACTTAAAATGTTGTGGACTTTTCTATCTGAAAAAAGTTAAAAGAGAAGGTGTCAACCACACCTTCTCTGAGTTTAGTTAAATTAAAGTCATTTAATTAGTTAAAAAGCTATTATGTAAATATAGATAATCAATATTCTCATTTTTACAAACTTTAAAAGACACAAATATAGGAGTCCCCTCTAGATCAGCTATCTCATTTAATTGGTTTGAAAGAGAAGTTCGAGTAGGAACATAGTGCCTGCCATTTGTTGTTCTCAGCTTTATATTAAAAAGATAAAGAGAAGCCTTAAACTTGCTGTTAGTTGGTATCTGTATAGTTAGTATCTTAAAATTTTCTTTTTTTTCCTCTTCAATTTTAAATGCATATGTGCTTGAAGAGCGGTTAAAATAATTTACGACAGGAAAAGATTCTAACTTTAAGTGATCATAATTTCCATCTTTAATGGATATAAAATTATTAAGACTTTTGTTGGAATATATACATCTATTTTTGCCGCATATTAATGGATAATATTTTTTATTGTTCTGAATGGTATAAGTAGTAGATCCAAGTATATTTTTATATTTTTTATCTACTCCCATATCGGAAAGGTTTAACCAATGTATTAATGGGAGAATTAGAAGCACAATTATAGAAACAACTAAAAATGTAATTATTATAATGAATTCTGAACCAAAGTCATCTTTTAAATTATTTTCTTGATTTTTAATCCTTTTTAATTTTGAAGTTAAAATATTTTTTGTATTACTTGGAAATGGAGATTTATATATTTTCTTGGGAAAACTCTTATAGAATGAATTTGTAAACCAAATCAAAGATATTGCTATGGGTATTAAAATAAAGTAATGATAACTATATAAAAAACCATAATAGAAGTACTGATTAAACTCTAACTCTAAAAAATTAGCATCAAACCCTGTATTTAATGTAATTCCTTCTAAAAAGGCCTGGCCGCAAACATAAAAATATCCTAAAAAGATAGGTGTTGAAATGGCTATTAAAGAAATTATATTTTCAAATTTAACTTTTTTCATATGTGTCTTCAGTTAATCGTAATGTTGATCTAGTCCAGTCTTAAGATAAATTTTCTGCAATTCTTTAAGAGATAGAGAAATCCCTTGCTTCATGAGACGTGAATTGCGTAATTCAAATAAAATTTGAAGCTTCTCTTTAATAACTCCTTTATCGCCGTAATGTAGGGCTCTATGACAGTTTGGGCATAAGCAAACGATGTTTGAAGTAACATCTAGAGAGACATTGAAATTTAGTTGCTGGCTCATGGGTATTAGATGATGCCCCTCAACATAAAACCTCTTATTTTTTGTTATAAATGTCATATGAGATGGATCAATTTCACATTGAAAGTTAGCAAGTTTTAAGGCTTTTCTACTTTTGTCTTTTGAAACCTTAAATTTAGTCTGCTGTATGGATAAAGTACTAGGTACAGTCTCTTTAACTTCAATAAGCTGTGTTATATCAAATTGTTCTTCATGACTTTGCAATGAAGCCTGGTATGAGTGATCTGATACCGGAACTAAATTAGCAAGATTGTTATTTGCATTAGCATATAGTGTTTCATAATCTTTGATTAGAATTTTGAATTGATCTTCGATAATTTGGTCATCTATAGTTTTTAATAAATCTTTTTTGTATTCAAAATTTTTAATAGCGTATTTTTGATATTTTTTACCTAAAGTTTTAGTCGCTTTTAAGTCAATGCTACCTAATTTAAGATTTGAGTAAGGAGAATTTGAGCCTACGTATTCTAATGCAAGAGAAGCGAAATCTACTAAATCATCTTGATTTGCATCTGTTACTCCTTGCAATAGCCCCATGAAGCATGAGCTCATATCAGCTGCAAACAATATACCTAGGTAATAACCACGTTGCGCCGAGTTAGTTATATCTGTATTTGTACACAAAACCCAAGGTATCTCTGCCCAATTACCTTTTCCATGTGACCAGCTTACTTCATAGCTAATAGAAGAGTCAGAATACTTATCAAGCCAGGTTTTAACTGTACTTGTGATGTCCTTAGACAGGGCTTGATAATGCCCCTGTAATTTGTTGGTATTATATGGCTGTTGTTTTGCATATAGATAATGATCAAGAACATTTAAGAAATGTTTTTTCATTTTTGATAAAATCAAGTATTTGAAAATTATTGCTTATTATATAGTCTTGATCAGAGAATATCATTATAAGTAATAAGTAAACTTGCGTGTTTTACTTCTAATTGGATAGATTAGCCTATAAAATTTAGCATATCTTTAATTTTCAAAGGAAACCATGTTGAAGGCAAATAAACTTAATTGGTCAAATCAAGCAATAGAAATTTTATCAGATAAGTACTTTCAATATTTAGAAGAAAGTAAATTAGAAAATAATTTTGATAATTGCTATACCTTTTTAGGTAAGACTATAAGCCCTTCAGAAGTAAAATCATATTATGGATTAAGCAGCACAGTAAAATTAGCTGAATGTCTGTCGGGGGATAAAGCTGGGACCTTTAGCGTTTAAATAATTAAAAATTTTATGGATAAATAATGATAAAAAAATATTTAGTAAGTGGGCTATTTGCTATAAGTCTCAGCATGAATATCCATGCAAATGAGGAGACTCTAAGTACTCAGACCACTAAAACCAGGACTAACAGATCTAACGGCAGAGGCACGTATAAAATTATATAAAAATGGTTCGTTTGAGGTAGTTCTTACAAAGAGTAGTGGTGATCCGGAGCAAGATGAAAAAATTTTAAAATCAATAAGAGCTACGGATTTTAAGATATTTCAAGAAAAGTTGAACCTTAGATATAAGAATCTTGATTATCCGGTTTATTTCAGTCAGCCATTTGTCATTACGCCTACTACAGAAAAAGTCAAAACCGATGAATAACTATTCTTTATCTTTTGTTGAAAACTTGACCCTGTACAGGGTAAATGCTATTTTTGCGTTATAGTGGTCGAAGTGTAAATGAAGATCACGCAAGTTATTTTAAAGCTCATCGAAAGGTGGGCTTTTTTTATGGATTCTATAAGCTTAAGAGTTTGTTTAGAAGTAAAGGAAAAACCAAAAGAATAAGATACGCAGCAATAGATTTTTTATTAAAGTTATATAAAATTTATGTATTCCAATATTTTGTAATGAGCATAAGAATTTTATGATTAGAATATTACTAATTTTTTTAAGTTTATTGATTATTAGCCCAGCGTACAGTGCTGATGATTTTTTCGAAAAAAAACCTTCTATCTTAATTGCTAAAGATGAAGGGATTCAAAATAATAACAGTCGTGAGAAAGTTAATTTTTTTGACTTATCAAATCAACAAAAAATAGATCGTACAAATCAAATTTTTAGAAGGGCAGAGCGAAGTAATGACATCCTATTACAAACGGCGAATATGACTGATTATGATAAATCACAATATTACAGAGAAAATAGGTATGCTAATAATAGGGGTTATTCACCATATATTGAATCTACACCAAATAGAAAAGTAATTTCAGAAGAAGAATATCAACAGGAACTTGAGCAAAAAAGAAAAGAGAGAAAAGTTGATCGAACCCTTCTGTACCTATTAGACAAGTAATCTCAATTGAATTTTATTGGCTTAAATTTATGAAAAATCAAAATGATCCAATTAAAAATATAGAGCAATTAGATACCGAGAACGAGCAAAAGCAAGAAAACTCGGTGCTTAATTCTGTGAATCCTGATCCAGTTGAAGTAACAGATTTATTTGTAGAAATTGGAAAAGATATAGGTGATTTTGCATCATCTATTTTAGATATTATTGATATCAATTTTTGACTTTAAAACTCATCAAAAGTAGGGCTTTTTTAAAATATTTGGAACATGAATTTGTAGTTGCGTATATATGAATATCCATATATGATTTATTTCGAATACTGCGCTGAAAGTTTTTGTTTTTGTGACCCGTTTCTGTTTGGAAACGGGTTTTTTAATTGATATCGAATAAACATTTCTTTAAAGAAATAATACATAGGTTGCAAAAAAGCCAAGTTAATAACCTTTTATCCATTTTGGATGGATATTAAAAATTTAGAAGAAAGGATGTGTTTACTAGGTGATCTATGTCGAATGTGGGAAATATACACCGTGAAAGTAAGAATTGTTCATTAGTCGCAAAGATAGTAATGATTTTGGGAGTAATTTGGGGGATTGCATTTATAGTTGCTTTTGGCCAAGTTGAAACCCGAAATGAATATCTTGAGATCATCAATGTTTGGTCAACAAAGATGATAGTTATAGGCTGTTTAATTATTCTGAATGGCTTTGGTTTAGGATATTTAATTCTCAAGATTAGTTGTATCTTAAGGAATCAAGAAATTCTATTAAATGAAAAGAAATAAAAGTACAGAAACAATAGAAAAAAATATTATTTTTATTGATTCAATTGACCTTTAATTTGCCGGGTAGATAGATTGCGGCACAACAAGCCCTGCTAAATATATAATTTTGGCAGGGCATTTTTTTAAGAAGTAGGCTAATTAATTCTCATTTTTTGAGTATTTAGGCTGAATTTGATCCAAGCTATCCTCTGGGTTTTTTTCGCGTGTATGTGATACTTGAGTATTTTCAATATGGATAATTCGGTTATGTTCAACATCTTTTAAATGCTCTGGTGCCAATTCCGGATATGTCTTGTAAAAATGCATTTTTATATTTAGAGCATGATCAAGTAGAAAAGCGGATTCAATACTATAGTATTGATCATTATCAAAAAATTCATAAGTTGACTCTAATAATTCTTTTATTGAGTCATCAAGAATTTTAAGTTTTTCATTTAAAACATTTAAATCATTTGCTGATGGTTGTTTTTTCATTTCTTATCTCGCATTAAAAGGGTTAAATATGGAAGTTGATGACTACACTTATTTAACTAATAAAAAGCTTTATAAGAAAAAAGCACGCAATAAAGCTTTACCTAAGGCTACTGAAAAGTATCTAAAAGCTGAAGAAGAATTTACTCAAGCTTTAGATAATCTGGAAATTAAATACGAAAAGAAATTCCAGTTTAAATCTACAAAGCATTGGCGTTTTGATTTTCTTTTAATTGAACATCGTATTTTAGTTGAAATTGCTGGCGGCCCTTGGTCGGGTGGACGTAAAGGTAAGCTTAAAAACAAAGCTTGGAGTCTTGATCGTTATGATGTGGCTGAAGAGATGGGCTACACAGTAGTTCGCATAGAGACGGCTTCAAGATGCCGCATTGATGAGTCAGGACCTTTGCAGTTAAGGACTGAATACGCTAGTCAGTGGCTTAAAAATTTAAAGAGGCAAATATTTAATGGATCAGATCAGACCATTTCCTCCAACTGATTTTATGGATCAGGCCGAAGAAGAGGAAGCACTCCGTTTAATACCTGCACCAGATTTAAAACTATGGGTAGTTGCTAATTTTCTTACGCTTGGTGGACCTTTACATAATCCAGATCACGACCATATCGCTGAGATGCTTCATGACAATGAGGGTTTCTTGGCTTTCGCATGGGCATCTTCTGCTTATACTAGAGCTAAGCGTATGGTGCTCGGCCAATGTGAAAAGGTTATGTTTCAACAAGGCGGCTGGAAGAAAGCCCGACAAGAGCAGCAAATGCGTGATTGGTTCGGATTCGTTCCAGTTTACTTAATCACAATCGATGCAAGCTTTTGTGAAAAGGCAAACGATAGCGAGTTCTGTGCTTTGCTTGAACATGAGCTTTATCACATTGGTGTAGAACGAGACACGGACGGTGAGATTATTTACAGTGATCATAATGGCTTACCAAAGCACTATTTAGCTGGTCACGATGTGGAAGAGTTTATCGGTGTTGTTAAACGCTGGGGTGCAAATGAAAACGTTAAGCGGCTTATTGAAGTCTCTAAAAACCCGCCGTTTGTTTCTGATTTAGATATTTCTAAATGCTGTGGAAACTGCGTAATCAACTGAGCCGAATGGCTCTTTTTTTTGGCTATTTAGGTTGACGTAGGTTGACAGGATTGAGGATATGGCGGCTCTAAAAAAAGAGGTAAAACTCTTTATAGTTCGCTCACTTGCCGTATTTAATACACCCACAGAAACTGCTGAGCTCGTCAACCAAGAATACGGGATAAAAGTTACTAAACAGCAGTGTGAGAAATACGACCCGACCAAACGGGCAGGCGAGAACCTGAGCGAAGAATTAAGAAAAGATTTTGAAAAGACTCGCGAAATGTTTTTGGGCAAGCCTGAGGCCATACCTATTTCAAATTTAGCAGTACGTATGCAGCGCTATGAAAACCAGTATCAAAAACATAGCAGAAACCGTGTTGTTGCTATGAATATTCTCAAACAGGCAGCTCAGGATATTGGCGGGCAATTCACTAATAAAACAGAGCTAACCGGCGCTGGTGGTGGTCCACTTCAAAGCGAGCATGTCACACAAGTTGTTGCAACGCCTGAACAGATACTGCAGGTGTTAGATGAACTCAAAGGTAAATACTAAGCTGCTTGAAATGCAGCTGGAACGTGAACTCTGTGAGAAAGAACACTTATTCTTTACACGGCGTTTTTTCTTGCCTCGCATGGGCTTTAAGTTTTCGGTCAATTGGCATCATAAATATATTGCCGACAAGATTGACGAGGTAATTGCTGGCAAGGTTAAAAACCTAGTTATTAACGTTCCACCCGGAAGCGGTAAAACTGAATTACTTACAAACCTTATTGCCCGTGGTATAGCTCGTAATCCTCGTTCGCGCTTTTTGTATTTGTCTTACTCACAGTCACTTGTAGAGGATGTTTCAGCAACAGCAAGGAATATTGTTAAGTCAGATGATTTTCAGAATTTATGGCCAGTAAGGATTTCAACCAGTACCGATGCTAAATCGAGTTGGAAAACTACAGTGGATGGTTATGACGCTGGTCATGTTTATTCTGCATCAATGGGTGGGCAGGTCACGGGTCGCCGTGCTGGTACATTAGCTAATGAGGGCTTTACCGGTGCCATTATTCTTGATGACCCATTAAAGCCGGAGGATGCATTTAGCCAGACAGCAAGACGTAAAGCTAACCGTAAGATATTAAATACGGTCAACTCGCGTAAAGCTAAATCTGATACGCCAATTATTCTGATCATGCAGCGTTTGCACGTTGAAGATCCGACTAACTTTGTGATGACTGGTAATGTGCCTGGTGAGTGGGAACAGATCAGTATTCCCGCACTTATTGATGATGAGTACATCAGTAAGTTGCCTGAAAAAATACAGAGAAAAATTCCACGTGATGTTGAGCGAGATGCGAAAGGCCGTCAAAGTTATTGGCCCTTAAAAGAATCATTGCAATCGCTATTGCAACTTGAACAAGGTGGGCAGGATAAAGACGGTGCAACAGTATCCCGTTATACATTTGCAAGCCAATACCAGCAGGCCCCTAAAAAGCTGGGTGGTGATCTGGTTAAGGCTGAATGGTTCCCACGTTATCTAGATCTACCTGTTCTTAAATGGCGTGCGATTTGGGCTGATACGGCGCAGAAGACCAAAGAGCATAATGACTTTTCAGTGTTCTTATGCGCAGGTCTTGGCTATGACAATAACCTTTACATCATCGATGTGAAGCGTGGCAAATGGGAAGCACCAGAGCTATTGAAAGAAGCTAAAGCTTTTATCAATAAACACAAGGACAGTAACACAAAGATTGGCAAGCTTCGTTATATGGCCGTAGAGGATAAGGCGAGTGGTACCGGTTTAATTCAGTCCATATCTAAGCAGACCACTTTACCAATACGTGCGATTCAGCGAAGTACTGACAAACTCTCAAGGACAATGGACGTCATTCTTTATGTTGAAGAACGCCGTGTCTGGTTACCAGCTAATGCACCGTGGCTATTGAACTACATTGAAGAGATTGAAGGCCTTACTGCTGATTGGTCCCATGACCATGACGACCAGTGGGACCCGACCATTGATGCGATTAATGATTCATTAGCCAAAAAGCCAACTGTATTTGATTAGAGGAAATTATGGCTGAAACTAAAAAGCCCGATGCAATTGGCGATGCAGGGGCTTACACAAACTTTGTCTCAAATATTGGTACCGAACGTGACAAAGCTTCACACGGTTCTTTCGTTAAGAAAGTAATTCCTGATGAGCAATTAGAAGCCGTGTATCAACACTGGTTGGCTAAGCGCATCGTAAACCGTCCAGCAAGTGACATGCTCCGAGCAGGATGGTTTTTTGAAGGGATTCAAGATAACGATTTATTGAAGCTTAAAGAGGCATGTAAGGCATTTAACTTAGATGGGGTGCTCTTATCTAGTTTGGTCCTTTCTCGCTTATATGGCGTTTGCTATGTGCTTCTAGGGACTGTAGACGGCGGCAACTTAGATCAACCGTTTGATTTAAACAAGTTGGGCGTTGGTCGTTTGGAGTTTTTCACGGTCCTGAAGAAAAAGCAGATTGAAGCCGACACTACAAAGTACTTGCCGCCAAATGAAGCAGGCGGACTACTAAAGCAACCTGAATTTTACAAGCTTAAGCTCGATGGAAAGTCTAACCAACGGATCCACCACACGCGCTTGATTAAATTTAGTCATGCTGATGTGGTCAATGAGGAACCTGTAAGTGTTTTACAGGAAGTTTACGAGGACTTGCTTGATCATGCTGCTGTTAAGAAAGCCTCAGCGAGTCTTGTGCATGAATCAAAAATTGACGTGATTAGAACCCCCAACTTGGTCGATAAGATCAAGGAGGACATGAAATCCGTAGTTGAACGTTTTCTCAGTGTCGGATTGTTAAAGGGTTTAAACGGTATGCTCGTCTTGGATAAAGACGAGGAATACGATTCAAAGTCTTATAGCTTTGCTGGCTTACCGGACATGATGCGTGAATTCTCAATTCAAACTGCGGGTGCTGCCGATATTCCGTATACCATTCTTTTCGGTCAATCACCTGCAGGTATGAATGCTACAGGTGAGCATGACACCCGCAACTATTACGACAGCATAGCAACCAAGCAAACATGGATGCTTAAGCCTTTCATGATGCAGATTCTAGATGTCATTTGCCAGACTACATTCGGCCGCGTGTTCCTAAATCTGGATATTGTCTTTAATCCATTATGGCAGTTGGATGCGAAGGTCCGTTCAGAGGTTGAGAAAGCTAATTCAGAACGAGATGCCAAGTATTTAGAGATGGGCATTATTACAGAACCACAGATAGCCCGACAGTTACTCATTGACGGCGTTTATTCAGTGATTGATGAAGCTCATATCAAAGAGCTCGAAATAATGGTGAAGTTAAATGTCGACGATAATTCAGATGCTGAAACCACACCTCAAACAGGCGAAGAAGAGTAAGAAAGGCCGTAAGGCTTCCAAACCTAGACCCGTAAAAGTAAATCGCCGTGTAGAGCTTTATTACACACGGCAATTACTAGCTATATCTAAATATTGTCAGGAACAAACAAAGGAATTAGTTATTCCTACGGTTGGCCAGAATATTGGTGATGCTTGGTTCTCAGACATGATGACTTCGTTTCGAGAGAAGCTGACAAAGTATGTTGTTGAGATTTCTAGGCCGTTAGCCACAAAAGTTGTGACTGATACCCAAAAGGAAGTGGACAAGCAAATTGCAGAGCACACTAAAACAATTTTTGGTGTGGATCTCACGCCGTTCTATCGTGCTGCAGATATTCAGGACGAAGTAGACCTAAACATCACTTCAAACGTTAGTTTGATTAAGTCTATTCCTCAGCAATATGCAGACAAGTTAGAGAACTTGGTAACGAATGCTTTGCAGACTGGACAAACTAATGAAGATCTAGCTAAAGAGATTAAGGCATTAGGGCAGTCTACAGATTTTCGTGCACGGCTTATTGCTAGTGATCAGATGGGTAAGATCAATGGGCAGATCAACAAAGCACGTCAGCTTTCAATGGGTGTTGAGACATATACATGGCAAACGGCTAAAGATGAGCGTGTACGTCCAGATCACCAACATAAACAGGGCAAATCATTTAGATGGGATTCACCACCAGCTGGCGGGCATCCTGGTCAGCCTATTCGTTGTCGCTGCACGGCTTTGCCTAATTATGAGGATATTTTGATTGATTGAAAGTTGAAATTTTCCTTTTGAACCATATAGATATATTTTTATTTAATGAGAATTAAAATGAGCGGAGTAGCACTTACTAATGATGATCTTTTGCAGCATTTAAAAGAAAATATTGGCTTTTTAGAAGTTTCAAGTAAAGCTTTTGATGAAGGTTTTTATGCTGAAGCTAAAAGGCTAGCAACGATTATACGCGTACTTGTCCATGATACATCCAGTTCCCAGTCTCTGTTACATTTGCTGGGTATTAAATCAACTTTAAATTTTATCAATACAGCCTACCCAGTTAATCCAAAAAATCTAATGCCGCACACTGGTCTTGTAAGTATGCAAATTGGATCAAAGAATACTTATAAGGCTCCACTTGAAGGTAGGCTGGGTAGTTCTGAGATCACACAAGAAAAACCATTTGATTCTTGGTGGAATGAAGTAGTAATTATTGATTCATTTCGAAAAGAGTTTACAAGAAAAAGCTTAGTATTAACTCTTGTAAATAAAGATGGGGGAGCACATGTAGATCCAGTGCTTAAAAGCGATTATGCAGACCTTAAAAAAAATAATAGTGTGGGGTGGGCAGTAACAATCGGTGAGGAATCATTTCCATTGTTAGAAGTTGAACTACATTCAGTTAGACAGATTGCTTTTGAATTACACGAAACTCTTAGCAGAGCTGGATATAACGCATAATTTAAATTTTGAACTAACCCTAATTTGAATAAAAAACCCACCATCCGGTGGGTTTTTTATTGGGCGCCATTTATGAAAAACATTTACCGCTTCAAGGTAGGTGACTTTGCTCCAAGTGAATCCACACGCTCATTTACACCGGAAGGTTATTTGAAATGCGTAAACGTTCGCTTGGGTAAAGCACCTCAGGTACGTCAGTACTATGCATATGAGTTTCCAAACTTAGAAGGCTTTTCAGCAGATCAGACGATTAATGTCTACACATCGGCTGAAGAACTTTTTCGGCCAGAAGCTATCAAAAGTTGGGATGGGGTAGACGCTACGGATTATCACCCACCTAAGAATGAAATTAATGCTGCCAACTGGAAGGACTATCACATTGGCTATTGTGAGAACGTCCGCCAAGAAAGCGAATATCTATTGGGTGATCTGCTCATTAAAGATAAAGACAGCATTGATTTAATCCAGAACAACGAGCGATTAGAAATGTCGCTGGGTTATGGAGCCACATTAGTTCTAGAACAGGGTACTGCGCCAGATGGCACGGTGTACCAAGCAAAATTTATCAATTTTATTGGCAATCACGTAGCACTCGTTAAATACGGTCGCTGTGGTGGTGATTGCCGCATCGGTGACCAAAAGCAAACTCCACCAGAGGGGAAAACAATGGAAGTAATTGTAAACGGTATGCGTTTTGACATTGGCGATAACAAGCCTTTGGCGGATGCATTAAAGATCCAGCAAGAGCAAATCGATAACTTAAAAGCTGCAAAGCTTAAAGTCGGTGATAAGCAATTTTCTATCGGTGATGAATTGAACGCTGTTCAAGCAGTCGTAGATCAATTGCATACCGATAAAACTACGCTTGAGCAAAAAGTCGGTGATCTGGAAAAGAACCAGATGACGCCAGAAAAGCTTGAACAAGCGGCAACAGAACGTGCTGCTGTGATTGCCGATGCTAAAGCATTGGTGCCAACAGTTAAAACTGAAGGCTGCACATGTGAGCAAATCAAGCGTGATGTGCTTGCTGCAAAAGCGGGTGATGCCTTGGTGGGGGCAGTGTTGGGTAGTGTGTCAGTCGGTGATGCGAAGCCTGAGCAGATTGATACAGCATTCCGAGCCTTATCTGCTCTGAAAAGTATTCATCCTTCAAATCCAGTTGGTGACGCACTTAACCAGCAGCAAAACATAAAAGCTGGTGATGGCAAACCAGAGGATGGGGAACCTAAACCTAACAACAAAAAAGAAGCGTGGAAACAAAGCTTCTAATCAACTGGAGAAAAGAGAATGTCTTTAACCCCTCAAGCTATTCCGGGTATGCGTGCACGTCTGCACATGCCCGAAGAAATCTTATCTTTACCAGTCGCGGGTAATACCGTGATAAGTGACGGTGAAGTGGTGGTTCAGTCCACTGATGGCAAAACTGTTACTGCGGTAACTGGTGCTACTAATACAAAGTTTGGTGTGGTGGTTTTACAGCACGTCGGTAAATCAGGAAAAAATGCCTTAGGTAAAGAAGCCTATCAAGCGAAAGACTGTGCACCGATCATGCAAATTGGTTCTATCTGGGTAAAGCCAACCGCACCTGTGATTGATATTAACGCAAAGGTGTATGTGCGTACTGCGAACCCTACAGCGCAAGCGCCGCTTGGATCACTTTCTTCTGCAGCATTAGATTCGACAGAACTACCTAATGCCTCATGGGAAACTATTACGAGTCCAGATGGCTTGGCAATCCTTCGTTTACGTGGAGCATAATCAATGTCAAAACAATTAGAACAGATGAAAATTCGTCTATCGGCCGTTGCACATGGGGTGCAAATCGCTGTAGGTGATGCCTTTAATTTAGATAACTTTGCCAAGTTGCTGCTAAAGCTTGAATCAATTGATGAAATGACACCGCAACTTGCCGAAGCTCAAGCATACGCCAAGTATTTACCAATCGAAGGTTTGGAAGGTGCGGTTATTGGTTCAGCAAGTGTCTTGCAGCGTAAAAAAGGTGTAGGACGTGGTAAGCGATTCTCAGGTCAAGGTAATGACGTGCCATTAGCAGAAGTGATGTATGACGAAGTGAAACTCACCGTACAGCCTGGTGTTATTGGTTATGAAATCAGTATTTTTGATGCTGCAGCAGCTTTAAAAGCAGGTATCCAGTTAACGACTGACAAAGTAGCTGCTGCTCGTCTGGCTTATGAAAACCATATGAGTGATGTTGCTTGGTTTGGTGAACCTGAAACAGGGTTACTGGGGTTTTATAACCAGACAGGTGTAGAGGTCATTACTTCAACATTAGATTATGCAACAGCTACAGTTGAAGCCGTTCTTGCAGACATTAACAAGGCGATTAAAGGTGCTTCTAATGCCTCTAAGTTCGATGGCAGTATTCAACCAGATACTTTCGTGATGCCTGAGAATAAGTTCACTATTCTAGCGAGCCGTATCGTTCCAGATTCAGCGGGTAAAACTTTCCTTGAATACATTAAGGAAAAGAACACCTTTGCAATGCAAGGTAAAACACTGACATTCACATCTGAAAGTATGCTTGAAGGTAAGGGTGAAGGTGGTACTGACCGCAGCATTATTTATCGCCGTGATCCAGGCTGTATTACTTTCCGTTGTAATGAACTGGAATTCTTGGCAGCTCAGCCTATCAATTATGTGATGCGTACACCGGGACACTATATGTATGAAGGTGTCTATTTAAAACGTGTCGATTCTCTCCGCTACTACGATGTTGAATAAGGATAACTAAACATGCCAAAAATTACTTACAGCGGCTCTCAGGCCGCTTTTTCTTTTGATGGGATTCAAGTCGGTCAGGGTCAAACCGTACAAGTTAGTGCTGCGGATCTCACACGTATTTCAAAAGGTAAAGCCTTTAAATCACTCGTTGATAAAGGTGAGCTTGAAGTTCAGGAAATCCCAGATGAAGAACCAAAGGCAGGTGGTAAAACTGGTGGACGTGGTGGCAAAGGCGGCAAACAAAACAATGCAGTAGACGACCAGCAAAAGGCTACTGATGAAGCTGCTTTGGCCGCTGTGAAAGCTGATTTAACTGCACTTGAAGTAACGTTCAGTGAAGATGAAACACTTGAGCAATTACAAGCAAAGTTGGCTCAAGCTAAGGAATAAGGTGGACCTATGGACGTACAAACGTTTCGCCAGAAGTTCTCGACTGACTCGAGTTTAATGTCTTTACCAGATGAGAGAATTCAGGATGCATTAGAAGAAGCCGATCTGGTTGTATCTCAAATCGAGTTTGGGGCATTAAAGGAACGTGCTGTAGGTCTATATGCAGCACATATTCTTAAAGTTGGTACCGTAAGCGGCAATGGTGCTGCTTTTGGTACCGCATCGAGCATGACAATTGCCGGCCAAAGCGTGAGCTATTCACGATCATCGAAAGAAGCTTTCTATGATCTCAGCATGTATGGCCAACGCTACCTTGCGTTAAAAAATTCCATTCCAATCGATGACGAAGGCACAAACCCTAATCGTTTAGGCGTTGGCGCTTTTGTTGTATAGGAGAATCCTATGCCTTTTAAATATCAGGCACCAGAAGGTTACAAGCCAACCAAAGTCGTTATTGCTGGGCAAAACCTAGATATCAAAAACGGCGTTTTAGAATCTGATAATGACATTATCCATATTTTAAAGCCCTTAGGTTTTGAGCGTTTTGTCGAAGTGGTTGAGCCAAAGAAATCGGCTTCCGCTGCTAAAGAGTAATTAAGCTATGAGCGATTATCGTGTCGATAAGCAAGTCAACTTTGATGAGATGAATAATCGCGTTAGGTTTGAAATAAGACGCACGATTAACGCTCTTACTTTGCGCTTACAGCGGATTGTTCAGGAAGACATGTTAAGTGGCCAACGACTTAAAGTTCAGTCAGGCCGCTTGCGTGGATCCGTTTCATCAAAGGTGGATGAGGATAAGGATTCCATAGAGGGAACCGTAGGCGCTGGTGGTGCTTTGGTCCCTTATGCACCTGCACATGAGTTTGGCCTAAATGGAGCTTTGGGTGTTAAAGCACACCTAAGGACAATTAAGCAGGCGTTTGGCCGGCCTATTTCGCCGGTTCAGGTCAATATTAAGGCCCATTCAAGGAATGTACGTTTTAGGGAATTGCGGTTCATGCGTGATTCACTGGATATCGTGGCCAAGATTGTGCCGAAAAATATTGATGCAGCAATTGAGCGAGGTATAGCAGGTGGATAGCGAAGCAATCTATCAGGCGTTGTTTGAAAGGTTAAGCACAAGGGTAGAAGGATTGATTACGGTAAGTCGCCGTTTACGTCACTTTAACCATGTAACACCAGAACAGCGCCCAGCCATGTTTATTACACAAGGCAATCAGCAAGAAGTCCCGGTACATGGTTTAGATTCAAAAGTTGAACTAGCTGCTGAGGTTTATCTCTATATTCATGAATTGGACACTACCAAGCCGCCATCATCACAGATGAATATATTCATCGATCGTATACGTGAAGCTATTCAGCCAGATCATCCAGATTTTAATGAGTGTCAGACCTTAGGTGGTTTGGTAGAGCATTGCTGGATAGAAGGTACGATAGAAGTATATGAAGCAGTAGAAAACATGCTGGATGATCAGGCGATTGCAATTATCCCTATCCGGATCCTCACCACCAATTAACAAAACATTCATTTAATGACCGCCTCGATGGCGGTTTTGTCATTTTAGAGAGGTCAAAATAAATGGCTCAATATTTATTTGGTGCCGGCAAGATCTTTGCTACACCGATCCAAGACGTTTACGGCCAGCCGATTAGCAATCCTACACCTGTAGAAGTAGGGGTATTACAGTCGGTAGGTGTCGATATTAGTTTCGATTTAAAAGAACTCTTTGGCCGTGGACAGTTCGCCGTAGATGCTGCGCGTGGTAAAGGTACCATTAAATGTAAAGCTTCTTTCGGGCGTATTAACGGTACATTGTTAAATTCTATTTTCTTTGGTGGCGTTGTTGCTGAAGGTGGAATCGAAACAGTTTCCCAAACCATTAATGGTGAAATCGTTCCAGCAGGTGGTTTAGTTACTCCAGTCGTTCCAAATAGTGGAACCTTTGTAAAAGACTTAGGTGTAACTGATGGAAAAGCTATTCCACTCAAGCGTGTAGCGTCAGCGCCAACGGCTGGACAATACAGCGTAGATGCAGCAACAGGGGCATATACTTTTGCTACAGCGGATGTGGGGAAAGTAGTTTTTATTAGCTTTCGATATTCCGCAACGGTCGCAGGGGGCAAGTCAATCACCGTATCTAACTTAGATATGGGCTATACACCTGAGTTTGCCTTAGATCTTCAGCGGGATTACAAGGGTAAATTCATGCACATGAATTTCTATCGTTGTACCAGTAACAAGCTTGGATTTAGTTCAAAACAGGATGATTACGACATCCCTGAATTTGAATTTCAGCCAATGGCCGATGATCTTAACCGTGTCTTCAAAATCGATTTATCGGAGTAATAGCAAATGCAATTTAAGCAAATTGATAACCCACGTGGTAATAGTAAAGAAATTGCTGGTCAGACATGGATTTTTGCTCCGGCACCATTGGGTACACTTGAGCGTTTCCAAGAACAGTTAAACTCAAATGATGTTCCTGTGTCTGTAATCGTGGATATGGCTCATATCTGTTTAAAGCGAAATTATCCGGATATTACCCGTGACTATGTTGCAGATGAGCTCTTAGACATGGCCAACATGGAAGAGGTTTTATCATTAGTGACCAAAACCTCAGGCCTAGACTACTCGGGTAATACCACGGGCACGGGTAAAAGCTCGGGGGAATAAACTGGGAGGAGCTGTACACGCATTTAGTGCTAACTATGGGTAAAGATTACGACTATGTACGTAGTGAAATTGATCTACCAAGATTAAGGGCATTAAATGCGTATCAGCAAAATAACCCTCCCACAAATATCGGGGTGCAACGGCTTTGCCGTATTTTGGAAACTTTTATGGGAATTGATGAAAGTCAGCCAGTTAATACTGAATCAGAAGACGATGACGATTTAATTGAGGTTTTAAGCAATTTTCCTCAGGGCGGTTAAGGCCGCCCAAGAGTTTTTAAGAGACATTAAATAATCAATTTGGTATCTTTGTTAATACGTTTATAGGGTACCAAATATGATTAATAAAATATTAATAGGAATTCTTGTATTAGCTCTTTCTGCAATTCTTTATATAGTTGGGAATTATCTTTATATGCAATATGAAAGAAATGAACACTCAAAGGAATATGAAAGCAACTCTTATAAAATAGATAAATTAATAAAAAATAAGGCAACAAAAGACCTAAAAACCAATGATTTAGTCTTTGTTTGTGAACTAAGAAAATCATTATGGCATACTACCGTACCTCTTGAAACTATTCAGTTAGCCGCTGAAGATAATAGTCCGAAATATAAAAAGTTTGTTAGGGAAGTAACACAAGATATATTTAGAGATGCGCAATTGAAAGCTTTTGTGAAGGGAGAGCAATCGGAAGTAGACTTAGCGATTATTGGTCATTTATGCACGCTTTTAAACTCTGAAACTGGTTCAAGTAGATCGCTTTATAATAAGCTTTTATCTCAAAAATATAATATTGATCTGGAAAGCGGTTCACTTAGTTATGTTGATATTTCTAAGGTAACCCAAGAAGATTTAGATGAATATCTTAAGGCTAAAAAAGCTGAAGAAAATATACGTCTGAAATTTTAAAGTTATTTTAAATTTTAATATGAACCTACTCTAAGAAGTGGGTTTTTTTATGCCTGAGGAAAACTGAAATGGCGAATAACCGCGTAGAGGTTCATGTAGGTGCTAAGACCTCTGAGCTGAAAAAAGGCATGGATGATGCTGAAAAAATTGTCAGTGATTCTGCCAAGCAAATTGAAAATACTACTAAAGGTGTGAACTTTAAGTTTAATCTTTCGGGCATTAAACGCCAGTTCGATGATGTTTCAAAATCAATTGCAGACGGGTTTAATAAACAGATTGGGGATGCTTTAAGTGGGTCACGATTAGGTTCTGCTTTTGATGGTATTACTTCCAAATTAGGAGCTCTGCGTGGTGGTGCATTAGTTGCGGCTGGAGCAGTTGCAGGTCTGGCAGTGGGTGGTACCGTAGCAGCTACAGCGGGTTTAGCAACATTGGCAATTGAAGTGGCTAATAACAATGTTGAACTTGCGAGATTCTCAGCCTTAGCAAATACCTCGATACAGTCATTTCAGGGATTATCTGGCGCGGCACAAACATTAGGTTTTTCACAAGAAAAACTCTCAGACATGATGAAAGACTTCAATGAAAAGATCGGTGAGTTTGCATCAGTGGGATCTGGTGGGGCTAAAGATTTTTTTGAGCAAATCGCCGTTAAAACGGAGTCTGGCGCTGAGGGTGCTAAAAAACTTGCTGAAGAAATGTCCAAGATGGATGGTGTAGAAGCCTTACAGACTTATGTAGATAAGCTGGAAGAAGCTGGAGTCAACCAACAGCAAATGTCTTTCTATCTTGAGAGTATGGGCTCAGATCTCACTGGATTAATTCCGATATTGCAAGATGGCGGTAAGCTTTGGAAAGAATACCAGTCTGCTATGGAAGAAGCAGGGATTATTACTGGTGAAGAGGCAATTCAAAAATCCATTGAATTAAAGGCTCAAACCGAAGTACTTCAAATGCAGTACACCGGCTTAAAAAATCAATTGGCTCAAGCAGTGATGCCAGCTTTAAGCGGTGTAATTAGTCATTTCATGAATGGCACTACAAAAGGTGGAGCATTTACCGGAGTTATTCAGACATTAGGTTCAGTTGCTAAGGGTGTTGCAGTTGTTATTGTAGGGCTTGGAGCTGGATTACAAAATCTTGTGCGTTTAATGTCTGGTGTGATGAGTAATCTAAGGACTATTGGAAGTACTGCCGTAAACTTTGTAAATGCGGATGGGATTCTGGCTAAAGGTAAAGCTCTGGCGGGTGGCGTTAAGGCAATCTGGACTGAAACCAAAGATACTGTGGTTGATATTGCTGGTACCACCAAAGCCGCAATTAATTCAGCATCTAATATCTTTAGTGGAACACCCTCATTTGATCGTTTATCTCAAGCCAAAATAGATATCCAAAATGCTCAACTTGGTAGTAGGGGCGGCAGTAAAGGGGTTACTTCTGGTATCGGACAAAATAAGGCACTCAATCCTGATGGTGGTAAGTCAGATAAGGCAAAGCAGGGCAAATCCGATGCTGTAAGACAAGCTGAACAAGCAGCTAAAGCGCTAGCTGATATTCGCTATAAATATGCATCTGAAGAAAAGAAAATCGCTTTAGATCTGCAAAAGGCATTAGATGAGATTGAAAAATCTAAGATGACAGCTGATGAAAAAGCCGCTGCAAAAGTCAAAGCCGAGAAGGATGCCTCCGACAAGATTATTGCTATCCGTTTAAAAGAGTTTGAGGAATACAAAAAAGCTCGTGAACAACAGATAGACAATTATCAACAGCAAGCACAGCGCCTTTATGAAATTGAGGCTGCACGGATCCAAGCCGAGTTTGATGCCAAGAAAATTTCAAACGTTCGTAAAGTTCAATTAGAGAAACAGCTTGAAGATCAATTACGTGAAATTAAACGGCAGGGTCTTTTAGAGCGTTTGGCTTTGGAAAATGAGCAGACCAACATTACAGGCAAACAAGGTAATCAAAACCAAATCACTAATAATATTTCTGATTTAGAGACTGATCAGAAAGTTGCTGACACTAAGTCTATGGGCTTAATCAGTGATGCGGAAATGAAAGACTTTGAAGCTAAGTTTGGTGGCTTTACTTCTCGACTTTCTAACCTTTGGGATCAGGGCATTCAGTCTCTTATGAATGGTACCCTCACTTGGAGTAACGCAACTAAAGCAGTGCTTGCTGACATGGGAGCATTTGCCTTGCAAACAGCTACTAAAGAGCTGCAAGGATGGCTAAGAATTCAAGCTATTAAATTGGCTCGTAAACTTGGCTTTGTCGGTGCTGAAACAGCAGCGGAAGCTTCTGGCCAAGCTGCTCAAACAGGGGCAACAATTGCAGGTGAAGCAACACGTACCAGCGTTACTGCAGCAGGTGGTTTAGCACGTTTAGGCTTAAAAGCAGCTGAAGCTATCAAAGGCATCATGATGTCGGCATGGGAAGCAATGGCCGGAGCTTTTAAAGCCATGGTTGCAATTCCATATGTTGGTCCAATTTTAGCCGTTGGTGCTGGTGCGGCTGCTTTTGGTTTGGTTGCTGGTCTTGCGGGCAAGATTAAATCTGCTCGAGGCGGTTACGACATTCCATCCGGTGTGAATCCAGTTACTCAACTGCATGAAGATGAAATGGTTCTACCTTCACAACATGCGAATACAATCCGTGAAATGGGTAAAGCCTTGCGTAATGGGGCAAGCTTTGGCGCGGCTGCAGTTGCTGAAGGTGGAGGTGCTGGAGCAACCATTAATATTAGTGCAATTGATGCCAAGAGTATTCAACGGCTCTTGAAGAGCAATGGTCGTGCAGTTGCTAGTGGTTTGCAAAGTTATGCCCGTGGATTTGGTAAAAACGGTAAATAAGGAGGTGTAAGTGTCAAACGTATTATTTCCAGAATTACCCGGTCTTGAATGGGATACATCTATTACTCCCATGTTTAACACTAAAATCATGACCTCCATTAATGGCCGGGAGCTTCGAGCAAGCTTTCAGGCCTCACCTAAATATGAAATCTCGTTGTCTTACGCATTTTTGCGTGAAAATAAGGGGAGAAAAGAATTGCAGCAACTTCAAGGATTTTATTTAGAGCGCCGTGGGGCGTTTGATTCTTTTCTTTATAAGATGCCGGACGATAATCAGTTTGATTGTTCTTTTGTAGGTGATGGTACTACTACTACTACTACTACTACTTACCAGCTCTACAAAATGATGTACGACACACCTTTACCACTTGGCAACACTGAGGAACAGACAGTGGTTGCGGTAGATCCGAATATGTGGAATCAAACGCCTGTTAAGTCTATGTGGGATGCAAATACATCTAAACGTATGTGGAATTCTGCGACTGCACAAATTACTGCAGATGGTAAATATATTCTTTCTCAACCTATAGAAGCTGGTGTCGAGCTAAATATTAAGGGTACTTACTATTATCGCTGCCGCTTTAAAGATGACACTCAACAATACGTCAACTTTATGCATAAGCTTTGGAAGGCTGGAAAGGTTGAGCTAATCGGATCCTTAGGAACTAAAATATGAGACAAGCATCACCTCAACTTATCGCTTTGCTAGATGCTGATCATTTCATCATGGCCGACTTGTATACCATTACGACAATCCAAGGTATTGAGTATCGTTATACAAGTTATGACGTCAATTTGATGGTACAGGGGAAAGAGTTTCGTGCCGATGGTCCTATCATTAGTCGCGAAGGAATTAGCCTCTCATTGGGCATTGAAGTAGATAATCTATCTATCACAATAGAGACAAATGAAAGCACTAAGTTTGGCGATGTACCCATAGCTCAGGCATTTCATAATGGAATTTTAGATGGTGCTCGGTTTAAGTTGGAACGAATTTTCATGGATATGAATACTCCTACTGATACCAGTGCTGGCACATTGGTCTTATTTGAAGGACGTATTGTTGAGCCTGAGCTCAATCGATATGAAATAAACGCAAGTGTAGTTTCTGATGTTGATAATTTAAAACTTCAAATGCCACGGAATCTGTACACACCAGGATGCTTAAACACTCTGTTTGATAGTGCATGTGGACTATTAAGCGCGGATTTTGCGGTAAATACAACAGTCGGTACTAATAGCACTCCTAACCGCATTCTTTGCGATTTAAGCCAGCCACAAGGTTGGTTTACTCAAGGTGTTGTGGAATTTTTAGAAGGTGCAAATATCGGAATTAAACGAACGGTAAGCTTGCATGAAGCTGGTTCGCTAATCCTAACGTTGCCGCTTTTAAAAATGCCAGAGATAGGCGAGGCGATTCGTGTTTATCCGGGTTGTGATAAGCGACTTGATACTTGTACTAATCGTTTTAATAACCGTGCACGCTTCCGAGGTGCGCCATTCGTACCTGTTCCTGAAACCTCTGTTTAAACATATTCGTCTTTAACCAAAGCCCTGCATTTAGCGGGGCTTTTTTATGGGGCTATAACATGGCTTTACCTAATATTGACCAGCTTATTGGATCTGCTGTAACTGAAGAGGGCTTTAAAAATGCGCTTAAACAGTTTCTAGAAAATACGGCAGAAAGTGGATACTTAAATCAATTAAGTGCATTAACGAAAAATGCAACGGTGTTTTATCCATTTGGCACAACAAAACGCAATAATGTGAATGCAAGCAGTGTTTCTGCATCACATGAAGCTTACTTGAAACCGTATATTTTAAATATTACTGTTAACGGTGCTGATCCAAATAAATATTATCGTATTCAGCAGATTAGCACTCCCACAAATGCGTCTGTGCCGAACCGTTGGGTGTTTGAAGTTCTAAATCGAACAAATTTTGATTCTTCAGAAACTGTAGAAAAAACTATTCCAGTTGTTTTCCCAATTGTGAAAAATATGGGGATTCAAACTTTCAATGTTGTTGATGGTGATGTCACTATCATTGTGACGGTCGATACAAGTAAAGTTCCGACTAGTGATTTTTATTCTGTTGCTTCGACTGATAGTTCATATACATACATTATTGATCCGAGTCGTTATATTTTTTCAGCATTTAAAAAATCTGATGCGGTCAGTTATGTTGATTCGTTTAGTACACTGACAAAGAACTCAACTGTTTTATTCCCGTTTAGTACATTAAAACGGAATAACGTGAATGAAAGCACTGTGGGTTCACACGACAATATTTTACGTAACTTCATCCTTGATGTTCGAGTGATGAATGCTGATCCGAACAAATATTATCGCTTGCAACAGATGAGCAGCCCCGATCAAGCGACGAATCCGAACCGCTGGATATTTGAAGAACTTAGCCGATCTAATTTTGATACAACAGAGACAAAAGGTAAGGCGATTACTGCAGTTTTACCAATTGTGAAAAATACGGGGATTAAGAGTTTTTTTGTAAAAGATGGTGATCTCGGTATTTCAGTTACAGTAGATACCAATAAAACGCCTTCTAATAGCTTTTATTCAGTTGCATCAACAGATAACTCATACACATATATTTTTGATCCAAGTGTGTATTCTTATGCTGCGGTTACGAGCTCAGATATTAATGCAGTTAACACACGTATCGATAAGTTTACTAAGCCGATGCAACTAAAAAACTTGCTCAATGATTTGCGAAATCCAATTCAGGATGTGAATATCATATTTGCACCTGCCGACTCTATTACTTATGGAGTGGGTGCAACAGATAATGGCGCAGGTCCCAATCCTCCCCATGGACCTGCAACAACAGAAACTTATGTGAACATTTTTCGGAATTATCTAGGCACAGCTTTTTGCACCAGTGAACGTTTTGATGACACTATCTTGGAAACAGGTGAAGCGTATTTTACAAGCGAAGGTACGAGTGTTTTAAGTGCTGAGCTTGCGAACTACACATTTAAGAATAGTCTTACAGGTAAAGTATTTACACTAACTGAAATGCAGGCCTTAATTGGTGTAAATCCAAGTTCACCAACGGGTACTTTCCTTGATATTAAAAGTCCTTCAGTCGCTGGAGCAGTGACAGATATGGAATTTAACTTTAATGGAAATGCATTCACAATCAATTACGCAAGACTCGGAAACGGAAGTGCTACTGAATCAAATATTGATGTTTTTGTAGATGATGTTCTGCACTCTAGTTTTAATGTGTATACGACATCACCAGCGTTTGATGGATCTACAACAATCAGTGGATTGCCAGATGGTTCTAAGAAGATTCGCATTGCCAATCGACTTAGTAATTCAACAATCTATGCGCGATTGGTTTCAATCACAGCGACACGTAAAGTTTCGGTAATCAATGAAGGGATTTCAGGCACAAACTCTAAGCAATGGCTTGATAATAACTGGATTCCAGACAAAATTAGCACCAAAGCTAATTATGTTTTCATAATGATTGGTACTAACGATCGGCACACTACGCAGAAGATAGGGACATTTAAAAATCAATATCTTCAGTTGATTGACCGTATTACTGCAAAGAATCCAAAAGCACAAATCATTATCATGTCACCGCCTGCCGTGACTCAAAATGAAGATCCTAATACGACGGTATATAAATTTAGGATTGCAGATCTGAATTATGCATTAAGTCAGATCGCAGAACTGCGAGGACTCTCATTTATTAGTCTTTTTGAAGCTACTTCAAAACTTAAAGCGCGGGGTGAACCATACTTATCGGATGGGCTTCATCCGAATAATTTTGGATATGCAGAGATTGCTGAATACATCATTAATCAAATGTTGAGTGCTTAATTGTGAAGAACCTTGAAGCAGTTCAAGAAGCTCTTACATGGCTCGGTACTCCTTACCATCATCAAGGGCGAGTAAAAGGTGTGGGGGTGGACTGTGGTACTTTGATCTGTGAAGTCTATGAAAAAGTTGGGCTCATGGATCATTTAGATCCACGGCCATATCCACCTGACTGGCACTTACACCAGATGGGGCAACGTTATTTAGAACTCATTTTAGGTGTATGTGATCCGGTGGAAGGTCCGCCACAACCGGGTGACATCGTTTTGTATCAATTTGGCAAGTGTATCAGTCATGGTGCAATTGTTATCGAATGGCCACAGGTCATCCACAGTTACCTCCATCAGGGAGTCATTATCCAAGATGGAACAAAAGGAAGTTTAGCCCGGCGAATTGCCGGGTTTTTTCGTATGAAGAGGCTTAAATAAATGGGTGGATTATTTGGTAGTACTACAATTAGTACAACGGATACCCGTATTAACTCTATGCGGATCCAGCAGTCAGCTTATGGGCTTTGCCAGCCATTGGTTTATGGCAAAACTCGTGTAGCGGCTAATATGTTTTGGTATGGAGATTTTACAGCTACACCTCATACAACAGTTCAAAAGTCTGGTGGAAAGGGTGGGGGTACAAAAACCAGTAATACCACCTTTAGTTATAGCGCCTCTCTCATGCTCGGTTTATGTGAAAACCAGATTAAAAAGATTGGCCTGATTTGGGTAGACAAAGAGCAATATGTACCTAAACAAGAAGGATCTATTATTTTAGATCCAATCGACCAGTTAAAATTTGAATTATTCGATGGAAATAATAATCCGCCGTGGGGATGGTTGGTGTCAAGGCATCCAGAACAGGCAATTAACTATCCGTATTTGGGATATGTAGCTGTAGCTAATTATGAGATGGGTAATAGCGCCAGCCTTTCAAATCATAATTTTGAAGTGATCAGTACTATCACGCTATCTGATACAATCGATGATGCTAACCCGGCAGATGTTATTGAAGATTTTATTACTCATCCGCGACATGGTGCGGCCCCAAATCTTAACATTTCAGATCTGGAAGAGTTTAGAACCTATTGCCGGGCAGCTAATCTCTTGATTAGTCCTGCATTCACAGAACAACGCCCAGCTTATGAAACTATCAATGAGATTGTCGAGGCTGTTAACTGTGCTGTGGTACCAAGCCCGGATGGCTTAAAGATACGTTCTTTCGGGGACTCTTCAATAACGGGTAACGACGTTACCTTTACACCTGATCTCACACCGGTTTATCACTTAACAGATGATGACTTTATTGGTGATGATGAGCCAGTACGTGTGCGCCGTAGTCGTGACACAGATGCCTATAATCATGTGCAAATTGAATACATTAATCGCTATAACCAGTACAACACCGAAACAACAGAAGCCAAGGACCAAGCAAATATTGAAATGTTTGGCTTGCGTACTGAGGACCCTGTGGAATGTCATTACTTCTGTGAGCCAAAAATAGCCCGCCATGCTGCACAACTTCGCTTACAACGACTGCTTTATGTTCGCAATGAGTATGAATTTGATTTGGGGTGGAAGTATTGCCGTTTAGAGCCAATGGATATTCTTACGTTGACTGAATCGGGATTGGGGCTTGATAAATTCCCTGTACGTATTACTCGTATTGAGGAAGATGAGAGTGGCATGTTAACCGTTACTGCAGAAGAATTATCTATCGGTTCAAGGTCTGCCATTGAGTATGACTCTCAAGCGTCAAATGGTTATCAGGGCGGAAATGAAGAGCCGGGTAATGTGAATGCACCATCTATATTTGAGCCACCGCTGGATCTTACGGATGGCAAGAATCAAGTATGGGTTGCTATTTCTGGTGGGGCTAATTGGGGCGGCTGTAACGTCTGGGCTAGCCTTGATAATACGACCTATGAAATGATCGGGACTATTTATGGATCTGCACGTTATGGGCAGCTTGTTACACCAATTGATGCAGATGATTCGACTTTACAGGTTGAGTTAAATACAGCGAGCCAGATTTTCAGTGGAACCTTAGAAGATGCTCAAGCCGACCAGACACTTTGTAAAGTGGGGGATGAGTATTTTAATTATCAAGTGGCCACATTAAACGGATCTGGTTTATATACCTTAAGTGATGTTCTACGTGGACGCTTTGATGATGCACAAAGCCATAATGCTGGTGAGCCATTTGTTCGTTTGGATAAAGCTATATTCAAATATCCATACAATGACGGTTTAGTAGAAAAACAGATCTTTTTAAAGTTCACCAGCTTTAATGGTTTGGAACGTAAGGAGCAGACCTTAGATGAGGTTACGGCGTATAGCTATACTCTAAGTGGCGGACGTCCAGCAGGTGTTAAAGGTCTTTCGCTTCAATCTCCGTTTGTGGGGACTACTTTTAAAGTTCAATGGCAAACTTCAACTGGTGCGGATGGCTATCGTGTACAAGTCTGGTCGAATGGGGCAATGATTCGTCAAGTTGATACAACTAATACGGATTATAGTTATTCGATCGAAGAGGCCAAGCAAGATGGTTTAGGCCGAGCTTACACAATTCGAGTGGCCAGCAAAAATGGTGACCAAGTTAGTACCTTTGCTGAATTGAGTATTAGTAACCCCGTTCCGCCAGTACTTCTCAATGTGTACACAGCAGCAACTGTAGATTCTATTACTGTGAATTGGGCACCTAGTGTAGTACCTGATCTGAAAGAGTATGCTGTATGGCTAAGCGCTACACCTAACTTTGATCCAACTCAAGTGCCGCCATCATGGACTGGTACAGAAACAACTACAACTTTTGGAGGACTACAACCAACTACCCCATATTACATTCGTGTTGCTGCACGTGATGTATGGGAAAACACAGTCTGGAACTATACAAATCAGATTACTCAAAGTACTTCTGAAGCTTAATTTAAATTAATTCATAGCACCCGAAATGGGTGCTATATTTTTGTAGGACGTAAAAACGACTTAATTTTTTTGCACTAAAATTCTTTTATTTTTACTAACATCGTGACACCACTCACTTACACCTTTAGAGCCATCTAAAGTTGCTTCAGTAAATTTAATATTAAATTTGGTATTTGACCAATTACTAAAACACGTATTTGAGTTGGAGTTATTTTTATAAGCTAATTTGTTGAAGTTGATTTGACCTGCTTGTGTACTATCAATACCATTTACAATCGATCCAAAAGTAGATCGGTTATCTTTATGATTAATAACAGAAATACTAACTGGGTTTTTAGGGTTCTTATAAAACTTCAGTGTTATTTGTATTCCAGCTCCCTTATTATTTTCTGTAGTAATATTTTTAAAAGTTAAGTTTTCTAAATGCGATTTATTGTTATTTGGCTCAATAGCAATACCGCTCGCAGGTCCAGTACCGGAGGTATTCTTAATTGTTAGATTGTTTGCATTCAAATTTTTAGCTGTAATTACGGAGACGCCTTGTCTTCTATTATCATTCATGATGATATTTGATAAGACAATATCAGAGTTTGAAAAGTTGTTGTTGTTCCCTAAGTAGATTGCATCCCCCCACATTTTTGAAATTTTCATATTTGAAATCCTAATATTTTGAGAATCACGAATATCAATGCCCATTCCCCATTCGCCGTATTTATTCAAATGCGAATATTTGTCACCGATAAGTTCGCCTCCCGTGATTGTTACGTTTTTTACATTAGAAATATCAAATACTTTATAGGCTCCGCTTTTATTTGGAATGACATTCAATCTCGTATTTTCTGACATAGTTATAACAGAACCATTTTGGGGCTTAATTGATTTAAGAGCATCAACTTTGTAGTCACCAGGAGGAATTGTTACATTCTTATTATTTTTCAGTGCTGTATTAAGTTCATCTGTAATGTCTGAATTTAACTCAAAACTTTGTGCATAGGAGGACATTGAGCAAAATACAGATGTAATAAGAATTAGATACTTAGGATTCATGTCAGCGATCTATCAACTTGATGGAATTATATCTTTACAAATATATTGTGAAGATTCTATTTGAAAATTGTTTTAGCTCAACCAAAAGTTATCAGCCCTAGCTTGGAATAAGTTAGGGCTTTTTATTATCTAATTTTTCTGGAGAAATAAATGGAACCAGTTTCCACTAGCGGTTTTACAGCACTTTTAAAATTATATGGGATTGCAATCATGGTGACTTTAGCAGTCGGTTTGGTTGCAGCAGTTGTATTGATGACACGTATGCCACGCTCACCACAAGAGTGGGCAGTGGGCTTGATCTGTACGGTTGTATCAAGTTTAGCTGGCGGTTCATTCATTATTGTGAAGTGGGGGCTTCATGAATGGGTTACTGATGTATGGGGAATGATTGCACTTGGTGGGTTCTTCTTTGTTTGTGGTTTACCCGGTTGGGCTTTAGTCCGATGGATCTTTAACTTCATTGATAAGCAGGAAGGTAAAACGATTGTTGAAGTGATCAAAGAATTTAAGAAAGCCAAAGATGATATACGGAATAGTTAACCGCCTTCGGGCGGTATTATTAACTAGATCACATATATTTCTGTCATCTGTCGGATTTAATTAAATTATTTAGAGACTTGTTTATACTAAATGTTCAAAATAAAAATAGGATAATGCCGTGAAAAATATAATTTTAGCAACAATAATGGGCTTCAGTGGAATCAGTAGTGTATTTGCTGAGTGTACATATAGCTTTGATGCAACATTAACCCAGTTGCAATCATTAGGTAATACTTCTGTTCAGAAGTTCCCAACTATTACAGGAAATAAGTTTTCTTATAAGACTTCTCAGCAAAGTCCCATTTACTCGGCTTACAGTCAAGATTATCTAACAAGGGCATTAGCCACGAATGACCCTCAAGCTTCACTCTATACGCGTGGTGATAAAATACTACCTACAACCGGAATTATAGCTTTTGAATATAAAATTAAAGTTCCTACACTAGGCAATACGGGTTATGTAAATATTTTCCCAGCCTTATCTGGTGGAATTATGCAGAACGGTAAGGCTGTACATTTCATAGTTGCTTACCAACATGGGCCGACAACTAATAACTTTTATATTCAAACTACCTCAAATGATAGTGCGTTAATTTCTAATGGTTTTAACTTAGCTCCAGAAGTTACTTCTGATGGTTATCAAAAAATTGGTATCTATATTAATCAGAACTCTAATCAAGTCGGTTTAGTTTTTAATGGGGTTAACAAAGGCTATTTTGCAACATTCCCTTCTAAACTCGATAACCTATATTTTTCATTAACTTCTAATTATTATGATTTAGCAGCAGCCGATGCGAATAAAGATGTTTCGATCGAATACCTACTAGATCAATCAAAAATTACACAAACTTATCCAACAGGTACTAAGGATATTTGTGGAGTAGCTTTGTAAAAGCTAATTGAATTAACAAATTTTTATCAACAGCCACCTTCGGGTGGTTCTGTTTTTATAAAAGAACAGTTTTGAAGGTTTAATTTAATTCTTATTAAGTGTTTGAAAGTATTGTAATATTTTTTATTAATGGTTAAAATCTTCGTCACTTTTAATAATATTAATTTTATTAAAATTTCATATAAGTATTTGATTAATATAGGGGTTCTTTAAATGTTGAGATGGCTTATCTTTCTTGTTATTCCTATCATGCTTCCAGGTTCTTTATATCCTCTGTTGATTGAGTTAGCTAAAGCATTTAATGATATATCTCAAAGAGTTGTTGCCCTTATAGTTATGTACATTGTAGCTGCTTTTATTGCTGCTACAGTAACTTATGAAAATAATCCATATGATAATAAATTGAAACCTGTCATCGTAGTGTTATCAATTGGAGCATTATTATTTTTTATTTCTTCAAAAACTTTAATCGCGATTATTTATCTGATTGTAAGTATATTTATAGTTGTAAAGTGGCATAAGAAATTTAAGGATAAGCCTCTGCCTAATTGAATATCAATTTAACTAGTTAAGAATATTTAAATCTAACCCGCATAAGCGGGTTTTTTTATGTCTAAAGGAAAGTGAAATGAACATTGAACAATATCTTAATGAACTGATCCAACGTGAAGGCGGTTATGTAAATAACCCAGCAGATCAAGGAGGGGCAACAAAGTACGGTATTACTGAAGCAGTTGCCCGAACAAATGGGTTTAAAGGCAGTATGCGAGATTTGCCTATTGAAACTGCTAAGGCAATTTATAAAAAACAGTACTGGACGGCTCCGCGATTCGATCAGGTAAATATTATTAGCTCAGCAGTAGCTGAAGAGTTATTAGATACGGGTGTGAACTGTGGTACTGGCTTTGCAAAGCCACTGTTACAACGGGCTTTGAACTTGCTTAACAATCAAGGCAGAGCAGGTTGGCCAGATCTCACTGTAGATGGAATTTACGGTCCAGCTACTATAAATGCACTTAAAACTTATCTGGCTAAGCGCGGTAAAGAAGGAGAGAAGGTATTAGTTCGAGTTCTTAATATCATGCAAGGCCAACGTTACATTGAAATCTGTGAACGAAATCCTACCCAAGAGCAATTCTTTTATGGTTGGATCGCTAATCGGGTTGTTATATGA